ACCCTGTACTTCACACACATTGTCCGAGGTATTTGTGAACCTATCAATGTATGGACTTACTAAATAGTACTGGTCGCTTTTTAGAAATTGCACCCTTCAAACAGAAAAATTTGATACTGTTGCTGACGCAACATCGTATGTAAAAACTGTAAGAAGTTTAGCAATATTAATTGCGCCAGAGGACATTTCTGCCCCTCCTGGGGTGCCCAGGACTGGAATTTTATAGACTCGTGGTCTCTCTTTATACTTGGAGTAAGTTTACGGTAAAATCATGACACCACCTGACGAAGGACGTGAACGATATAACAGAAGTGGCTGCCCAACAAATAGGAATAGGGAGAAGTCATCACCTGCTGCAACAAAGCGTGAAATGTGAAAATTATATGCATCACTTCCAAACCAATAGCCAACGTGGGAATCGCAATCACCAAGATGCAAATTTCCTGCACCTATAGCTTGATTACGGGCTGGTGCGAATCTTTTGGAATTGTAGAAAGGAAATTCTATTTCAGCTGCACCATCAGTATTACAACAGGAAACATGTGCACCTGCAGTACACGTAGCATGAATGCCTATGAGAAAATCATTCAGCTCACTAGATGAGGCTGGTAGGACAAAATCTCCTTGTCCAATATCAGTGACTGCGTTAACGGGGCGATGTCGCCGCACCATAATCTTTCCTCTATCAGATGATGGAACGTACTTTGAACGCAATCCTCCTCGCCAGCCTGTATAACATGGAACAAACCAGTTTAACAGTGTCATTGCAGAATAATTATAACCAACAAGTGCAGCAGTAGAGTGGCGATTGAATGATCTTTCTCCATTGTAGTACGGGAAATTATATTCACACCACCAAAAATCTACATCTGATCCGACAGATGAATGGAAACAATATCTCTTCAGAAGTGTTCGTATTGAACGAATGGCTTCTCCAAAGTTGACATGATAAATATTGTCTGACTTGGGATCTGAGTTCAAGGTTACCATTGATTCGCTCTTTTCTGGGGCACTATCAATTGCAACTGCTTCTTCACCAGATTGTGGGTAATACTCTAAATTGTTTATTAGTTCTTCATGTGGTCCTGCAAGTTCAAAATCATCGCATGCACATGCATAGAGATTAATCCAGATGGGATTTGCTAGAGATGGATCAGGAGATGTTAACACATTTAGAACAGAGATACTAATTTGTCCATTGTGATGCAGATATGATAACAGTGCATTTGCATGATTCACGTCAGAACCTGTAAGAATGTCATCATCAACTTGTAACCACCCTTGTGCAGCTCCCCAACCAACCTTGAAAGAAAAGTCTCGATTGCTTGATAAATCTACAATGAGTGAATAATTTTCATTCAACTCACTTGCAGGATCTGCGAAGTGTGGGTCATACTGAATACGCAATCGGCCGCGATGTAGCTGCGAAGCGACAATTTGTATACGATAGTGCATAGTTCCTCTCCAGTACTTAAATGGAGCAGCAACAGTAAACATTGGTGCCAATCGTAATGATCCACCATCAACCCCTTCATTGGAATATATATGCATCATAGGACACACATTAATCTTTCGAAGTTGAGTTTCTACTGCTTGATTTTCACGCCATTGAAAGGAATCTAAAAACATTTCTCGTTGTGCGATGTAATTCATAGACATTTCGTCAAGTCCATTTAATCCTGCAATTCGGGAATCAACAGATAGTTCCTGTTTTGAGTCCAGTGTCAGTTTAACAACTGCTTCATGCTCATCCGTATGGGCTAAGATTCCAGCACCATGGGATTTGCAACGCACTATATCTGTAACAACTGCTGGTCGTGAAAAGCCAAACCAATGTGCAAAACGTCCCAATCCCTGCGCCACTTTTTCTGTAGCGCGGGCGTATGGTTCAAGAATGGGTACTTTGGTTAAAACTCCCGCAACACTAGCAATAACTGATGCTGGCTTGGATACAATGCCTGTGCCATATTCATCTCCAGATTGTGGCTGGAGTACTGCTTCAACAGTGGAGATAGTTTCATCACCACGTATATATGCAACCAAATGCTTACCAAAACGCAATACTGTTGTAATTATATTACAAACAACTAGTACAGCCAATAATACTGTATTTGGTTCAATACCAGTTTGAGCATCATAGGTCGCATACGTTGCAGTAGTAGGCCCAGACAATTTCACATCACTCAATGAAGCAAAGATGGAAATATTTGCGGAACCAGCTGCTGAATTGGCATGATACAGATCATTGATGGATTGGAAGTATAGGACACCCATTGAATTATAGGTTGTTCCAATTAAATCTATCCAGTTGTCTGCATTAAAGAATGGCAGTGTTAATGTGCCACCCGTACTCGTGCTCGGATCAACAAATAAATGAGGTAGCATGGAATACTGTGCGATAATGGGGTCGTTAAATGCCGTAGCATAAAACTTGTTGTACAGTGCATATGGCTCATAGGCCATGATGGCTCGTCCATATAGGAATGGACTGCCATTGATTGCAACTCGAATGTGCATTTTTGCCTGTAACAACTTATACCCTTCTACTCTATTACGAACACCTGTATTTGTTAAAAACAGTGTCCATGGATTAAGAGTGAAGGTCAAAGACCCAGCAGCAGTTGTCCATGTGGTTTCATGAATTTTTACCGGACGGGACAAGTATTCTGATAACGAAGCGTCAATTGATTCGCCATAAGCTCTTGTCTCATCCATTGTGCTCTCTACAGTGAGAGCCCACTCGTCCTTATCTTGTGAGAACGCCACAATTTGCTCCTTTTCGTGCTGTGGAGCAGCAGCCAAATCGTGTAATTGATTAGCAATACAAGTATACAATATGCAATGTAGTATTATTCATTACATAAGGCATCAAGTTCTTGAGCTGGCAAGACTCTCCCCTAAATAGGGGTTCTTCATGGGAAAAGGGCCACACATGTAAAGCGCTAACATTTCAACTAACTTGTGAAAAAGTCAAAACATCACGTAACCAGAACATGTGGATATTTTAGCGTAACGAGCACATTGATCACTGCTCGGAGGGATAATTTTAAAGAGTTCCAGCTC